TTTAACAAAGATAGATTTCTTGTATTACGTGGTAGTGCTGGTAGTGGTAAGTCAGCGTTCATAGTCATGTTAATATTATTAAGAATATTAATAGGGTATAAGACAGGAATCAAACATAATATACTATGTATAAGGAAGACAGCAGCTTCAATAAGAGAATCTGTATTCAAAGAATTTAATACATGGATAGATCGTTGGGGACTGTCAGAGTTAGTAACTATTAACAAAACCTTATATTCATTTGAATTCTCAAATGGTTCACGTATTATTAGTATGGGTTGTGATGATGAAGAGAAACTTAAATCTATATCAGGAATAACAACCATTTGGATTGAAGAAGCAAACCAACTATCATTAAAGGATTTTAAAGTCATTAATGATAGACTTCGAGGAATAATAAGAGCTAAACAACAAATAATGCTTACATTTAATCCTATAAGCAAACTATCATGGATATATAATTATTTCTTTGTCAATAAGAAACATAATGCTACATTACATCATTCAACGTGGAGAGATAATCCACATAACGGGAAAGTTTATGAACAAGAGATGATGGCATATAAAGAGATTGATGAAAATCATTGGAGAATATATTCTGAAGGTGAATGGGGAAGTCTAAAAGATTTAATATATTCAAACTATAATATTATGGATAAGTTTCCATCTATGGATACATTCCATGATTCATGTTATGGACTTGACTTCGGATTTAACCATCCTAGTTCATTGATATTTGTTGGAGAGAAGGATGGAGAATATTATATAAAAGAATGCCTTTATCAAACAAAACTAACTAATACAGAATTGATTGATGAAGTTAAAAAGATAATATCTCCAGAAGAACGAGAAGATAAATATATATATTATGACACAGCAGAACCAGCAAGAGCAACAGAGTTTTATCAAGCAGGATTCTTAATGAGACCAGCAGATAAGTCAGTCAAAGATGGTATCGACTTCTGTAGACGAAAGACATTACATATAGATCCTTACTCGGTTAATTTGATTACGGAATTACAATCGTATAAGAATCGTGAGGATAAGGATGGTAATGTACTTGATGAACCAGTTAAGTTTAAGGATGATGCTGTTGATGGAATGAGATACGGAATGTACACCCACTTTGGAAATCTGGGAATAGAACCAGGATTTTACACCTACTAACGGGGAAACTATAAATATGGCAATTATAAAAGATTTTTTAAATAGATTCAAGAGTACGGAAACAATAAAAAAAGAGTTGGACACACTTGTAACAAAATCAATTACAGGCAGAAGTTTACAATGGCTGATTGATAACAGAGGTAGTTCAAATGATAGTAATTTAATATACCCAGCAAAGAATTCACACCTAATATTTAGTTGTATCCAAATCATTGGTGATAATGTACCAGATGCACCATTGAATTTTCTAGATGTTACATCTAACAATGAACTCCCATATAATAATGATGTGGTTGAATTGTTTAATTTACCAGATGAAGATACTACTTGGTTTGATTTTATATCTCGATCTGCTGTGTATTATGCTTTGTATGGGGAATGTTTCTGGGTTATGATTCCAAGTGATGGAATGATGAATCCAGATATAAACTATTCATTACCTGCCAGATTAGTAGTTGTGGATCCTAAGACACTAACTCATATACTAGATCATGAATACAATCTAACAGGTTGGTTATACGCCCCTACAGATAGAGATAACACACTTAAACAACATTCTGTAATCCTTCCAGCAGAACTAGTCATTCAAACCAAGAACGTAAACCCTTACAATAATTGGCGTGGTTTGTCAGTTCTTGATTCATTAAGAAATATAATGGATGTTGACTATAAAGCAGTCAAGTATCAATCTAGGTTCTTTGATAATGGTGCTATTCCCGGCGCAGTCATTACAATGGATAAAGCAGCTAAATCATTAAGTAAGAAAGATATGATTAAAATTGTAAAGGAATTTGACCAGACACACAAAGGTGTTAATAATGCTGGAAAGACTGGAGCACTTGGACCAGGTATGGATATTAAGACACTTGGTCAGAATAATAGAGAAATGAGATATGTGGACGTCCTTAATTATACAAGGGATCATATCTTGGCTGCAATGAGAGTTCATAAAACAGTATTGGGATTCACAGAAGGAATCAACAGAGCTACAATCAAAGAACAGAAAGAGATGTTGTGGTCATACACTCTTAAACCAATAACACAAAGAATCCAACATACAATCAACTATAAGTTTCTTGCTAAATTCTATCCAACTGCAAAGTGTAAGTTTGACTATAGTAGATTGATTGAATCACAGAAGATATCTATTACTGATATATCTATTCTTCAGAATCTTGGATATACAAGAAATGAAATCAATACGAGAATGGAGTTAGGGTTTGATGAAGACCCAGAAGGGGATATCAGACGCTATCCAATGAACTTAATGGAAACTGACATAGATAGTAAACCAGAAAACAAAGTAGAATCTAAAAAGAAAACTCTATTGATTGAAGGTGTACCTACAAATAATGAAGATGCAAATGATACAAATAATGTAGTAACCAAGGCAATTAAGAAATCTAATAGTTTTCATAATATATATGTTAAAACACAAGCTATGTTAGAAACTGGATTTAGAGGTAGACTTAAGAAGTTTGGTATAAAACAACGTACAAAAGTAATAAAATCTATTTATAATGATATCAAAGCCATGGAAATCAACAAAGACTCTTTAATGGGAAGAATAGATGATATATTCGATGGAACCGAAGATGAAGTGTTAGAAAAAGCTTTAAGACCAATATATGTTAATATTATGGAGAAGAGTGGTGAGATGGCATATGATTTCATGGGAATGACCAATACTTATATGTTGGATCATGACTTATTGGTAGATAAGATTAATAAGATTAAAGGTATAAACCAAACAACTTATAATCAAATTAAGATGGTAATATCAGATGGGATTGAATCTGGTGACACTCTAGATCAAATTGCTAAAAGTATAAAAGATGTATATAAGGATCTTAATGGATATAGGTCTTTAAGAATAGCAAGAACAGAGACAGGTAGTTTGATGTCCGAGACATCTCAAAAGGAATATATAATGAATGGTGTTCAGTATAAATCCTGGGTTACAGCTGGATCTGGTGTAAGACCTGAACATGTTTCTAATGCAGCTCAAGGAAAGATACCAATAACAGATGCATTCTCAAACGGAGAAAGGTTTCCGGGAGATAATTCGGTTAACTGCCGGTGTAGCATCTTGCCCAACATGTCCAATTAATAAATATATTAAGAACCAACTATAAAAAATATCATAGGAGTAATAATAATGGACGTAAACAAAGATTATTTAATGACAAAAATCATTAAGACAGATGATGGTGATGAATACATAAGCAAAACTTATGATGTGGAGAAAGTTAAATCACTTGAAGACAGAACACTTGAGTTTGTTATCAGTGATGAAAATGTTGATGCTGATAATGAAAGAATTATGTTAGATGGATGGAATCTAAAGAAACTATATAACGGGAATCTTACATTTGGACATAACTTCCACGGTTTTTCATATGCCAAAGCTATAAGAGTTTGGGTAGATAAGGCAAATAAAAAGTTAATGGGTAGATTTAAGTTTGCTGGACCAGAAGTATCATCAGAAGCAGATACTCTCTATAAATTATATAAAGGTGGATACATGAAGGCAGTCTCTCCTGGATTTAAAGCAATAAGAGATAACATGACATTTGGAAGGACTCCTAATCAACCACGGATAACATACAACGGACAATATCTATTTGAAGTATCTATGGTAGCAGTTGGAAGTAATCAGAATGCATTATCTGTAACCAAAGCATTCAACCAGGCAATTGAAGATAAGGTTGTTGATGATCTAGAAGTAAATGAGTTGAAATTATTTATTGAAAAAAGTATAGACGCCAACTCAGGTATAAATGAAGAACAAATAAATACAAAAGGCGATGATACGGATGATATTATCGAAGAGATTGAGGATGAAAATCTTAACAAATCCCTTATTGATATTGATGAAGATCAAAACCAAAATAATAAAGACAAAGAGGATAATATCATGGATTTAGATGTAAAGAAAATAACAGACGAGATCACAAATAGTGTTATGAAAGCATTTGAAGATCGTCAAAAAGTAGTTGCTGATGAAGCGGCTCAAAAAGCTATTAAAGATGAAAATGTAATTCTTAAAGCAGAACTTGATACAATTAAGAAAGCTCCTGCTGGGAATTTAAATTTTCTTAAAGGTTCTGGAATTGAAGTTGGAGAACCTGATGTATATAAAGGATATAACTTTCATAAACAAGGAAGTGATATGCCAAAATTGTTAAACCTATCCGAAAAAGATGAAGTTATTGCAAAAAAAGGGATTATAGATGCAATTGCACCTTATAGTAAAAATCCTAATGTTCAAAAAGCTATTCTTACTACTGGAACTGCATTATTTGGTGCAGAACTTATTAAAGAATCTTGGTTCGATGGTATTGTGTTAAAAGCTCATGAATTATCATATGCATTATCAGATTGTCGTAGATTCCCTATTACGACTGGTAATACTATGCATATTCCTGCTCAAGGATCTAGTGCAACATTTACTGCAGCTGCTGAAACTGCTGCTCTTACAGAGAGTGAACCTGGAACAGCAGATATAGATATCACAGCAGTTAAATATGGACTGTATGGTAGATTAACACAAGAGATGGTAGATGATCCTCTTTCAGACATTTATTCATATATTACATATGATTCTATTAATGCACTTGGTCAAACTATGGATAATCTAGTATTTAATGGTGGAACTGGTTTTTCTGGTGTATTAGAAAATGCTGCTAATACAGTTACGTTTGGTACTTCTAATACTGCTACCAATTATTCTGATATGGTTTCTGCTAACTGGGATGCTGCTAAATTTGGAGTATCAAAAGCTCGTGGTAGAATGGGCGCTAAATTTTATATGGCAAGAGATCTTATGACCTATGTTGTTAACTTAAAACTGGGTGAAACAGATTTTCCATATTTCAATACAGCTACAAATCAACTAGCTGGTTTCCCTGTTGCTGAAGTTGAAGCAATTAGTGGAACAGATACTACAGCTGCACAATACTACGCACTGTTTGGTTCATTAATGAATTATGCACTTGGGATCAGAACTTTTTCTCAGGGCATAGAAATAAATGACAAAGGTGGAACAACTGAATGGGCAGCAGATACAATTCTGTATAAATTTAGAGTTAGAATTTGTGGTGCACCAATTTTTGCTGACCACTTTGTATCTTTAATTACAGCTGCTGGATAATAAGTAAATAGATGGGATGGACAATTTGGTTCATCCCATTTTAAACGGAGAAATATATGGCCAATTCAGACCTCTGCTCGCTTGATGAAGTAAAAGACTACATGGGAATGGAAGATAGTAAGTCAGTTGTGGATGATGTCTTGGAAGATATAATTACTGGAGTTTCAGATATATTTCATACCTATTGTGGAGTTGAACAATTTAAACAACAAACTTACACTGAATACTATGATGGATGTGGTCAAAAGCTTTTATTTGTATATAACACACCCATTATTTCAGTTACAGAAATTAATATAGATTCAGACTGGGAATTTGGTGTTGATACCACAGTTGGTAGTGATGAATATAAAATAGTTAATAATTTATATATAGTATTAAAAAATACAGTCTTTTCTCTTGGTGATCAGAATGTTAAAATTGAATATTCAGCTGGATATGCAACTATACCCAGAGATATAAATCTTGTTGCTGTGGAAGAAGTGGTTAGGAGACATAGACGTAAGAAAGATTTTGATATATCTAGTAGATCTCTTGGTAATGGACAAGCTACATTCTATGAGAAAGGATTGCTAGTATCAACTAAAAATGTTTTAAACGCTTATAAGAAACCGGTGGCTATCTAAATATGTTGACCATTGATATGAAGCTTTCTAAAGAATCAAGAAAGACATTGGATAAGTATCCAGGAAGATTCAAGAATGGTATTATTAAGGGCATGAAAAGTGCAATGTTATTTGCAGAAGGTGAAGCAAAGAAATCATTTGGTCGTCCTGGTAATCTAAAAGTCGGAACCGGTCATTTAAGAAGAAGTATAAGGAGTAATGTTAAAGTTTCAGGAAGTAATGTTATAGGTTCAGTTGAATCTAATGTTAGATACGCTGAAATACATGAAATTGGTGGAATTATAAGAGCAAAGAATGCTAAATACCTACACTTCAAAGTAGACAATCGCTGGGTTAAAGTTAAACAAGTTACGATACCTGCAAGACCTTATTTAAGACCAGCTATTGAAGACAACTTACCTAAAATCGGAGATATAATTAGTAACCATATATTAAAAGAAACAGGTGGTATATAATGACAAGAAATACTATAATTAAACAACTTAAAGAAGATCTTACAGACAAACTGAATTCAAATAATGATTATAACTCCGATCCTTCTATAGTACAGGGAGTGGTTGAATTTATGGATGTTCACCAGTATCCAACTGTAGCTTTTTAT